AATCTCAAGACCCGAAAGCAACCCCGTCATGCCCAGGGAGAATTTCACAAGCAAAACCAACTTAGGGCTCGGTTCAGCCACGAGCACTCTTTGTCTCGGACCTTTCGGCTCAAACCGCTTCGTAAGAGCCTTCTTAATCAAGTCTGTCATGATGGTTGCTCACATGCTGCTGTTTCGTCCGGTTTTCAACTCGCCTTCGTCTTCCGCCCATCAAGAAACTATTCAAAAGGGTCTGGGCATCATTCGGCGAAATGTGATTCTTCATGATAACCGTGATTTTCGTGCCCCAAACAAGCGGTATAGCAGTGTAATCCAGATCATACAGTCCATCTGCGTAGCGAAAGTTGTTTTGAACCAAGATGATGTGTTTTGTTTTTTGACCGAGCAAGCCTAGGTAAATGCCCCAACTGGAGACAGGCACGTCAACATTCGTGCCGCAGCTGAGGCTTTTACCGATGCTTGCGTCAGACCAGTCAACTTGAACAAGGTCACCGATAGTAAGTTTTTTCAATTCCTCATCAGTTTTCCGCGGCAAATCTCAAAATCACCTATTTCCCTTTTTCCCTATTCTTCATGCTGGCAACGATCATTTCCATCGTCGCGACACGATTCTGAATCGCCGTGTTGACATCGTCAAGAATGATCGCCTGCATCCACTTCGGAAACCGCAGAATACGAGCCCCTAGCTGCTCCCACGTATCCAACCATTTCCTCTTGAACGCCCTATCACGCGCTGAACCCTCAAACATATCTGCGCTCGACATCCTTACGCCTCCTGCAAGATCAACGTGAAATACCTAATGTTCTTCCCAGCCAGATCCGCGATGTCAATCGTAACCTCTAAGATGTAGACAGTCGCGTTGATCACCCGGACTTGATCCGTAACCGCAAAGGTCACGGTTGTCCCAACCTCACCTGTATCCTGAAAACTCTTAGCTTGACCACTGGCCCAATTGACGTTGTTTTCAACGCACGCCAAAGTCCATACGCGAACCTTGCCGCGCACCTTGACCTTACGCTTGTAAGCCTGATTTTCCCATGCATCCCACTGCCGATTTATAACCTGGAAGTGTTCAGACAAGCTCTTTACATTAAGAGTCTTGCCATCGAGCGTGACTGTCATGTTTCCAAGTCAACTCCAATGAACTGGCCGAAATCAAACCTCTCTAGCAGAGGGATTTGGTTTGCACGGATTTCATTGATGATTTTTATGACGACGAGCTTGACGTCTTGAACAGTCAGGGAACGCCCCAGAAAATCTTTGATCCGCTTCAGCCTCTCTCGAATGTCGTTGTAAGAAAGCTTCACACTGTAAACTTGGCTGTCCTGGTCATATTCGAAAAGCAGGATGATCTCCGCATTCTCAGTTGTTATCTGCTTAAGTTTAATCATCTTTCATCCAACCCGACCATGCTGATGCAGCCGCCAAACCCGTTCACGACAACTGTGACGTCCACGACTGAAACGGTCTCAAACGTGTAGCTATGACTGAGAATGCCTGTCCCAGATGCCGTGCTGTAAAAATCTGTGGAATCCCCATAACTGACGGCGCGGACCTTTCCAATCTTGCTGTTCTTGGTTGGGTCTGCATTCAACGGTTCAAGAGTCAAATACAACGTGCTACCTTGGGCAAAATCGAGCGTCATAGGTTCGTTGTCAACGTTTGCAAGGAGCCAGGGACAACCGATTATGCTGATATGCACGACTGTGTTCGCATTGTCTTTTCCAATCGTGAACGCATGGCCCGAGCCGACTGAAAGACTCCCATAATAGTTGGCGTAAGCAGTTTCATTACTGCCCGCATCCTGGATCCTGCTTGTCCAATCAACCTGAACGCCATCAACAGAAAGTTGCACACCATTCGTAAGCGCATCACCAACATTCTCAAAATTTGTCTGCGCACCTGGAGTGTAGGCCCAGACGTTGACGGCGAAAACCGCGTTCTTCAACGTGCCAAAGAAGCTAGGCGGCGAACGTTGCGCGACAGTGAGGTCGATTTCTGCTGCGTATGCGGCGAGACTGGATTTGGCGACGTCGCTCAATTTGGCTTTGCCCAGCTGGAACCATTTGATGCTTCCGCTGGCGCCTCCATCATTCTTCTGCTCCAGCAAAACCGCGTGCGTGCCTGAAGGGACAAAGGCGATGCCAGTGTACGTTGCTGCAGCGTAGCAGCCGTGAACTCGGAAACTGCCGATTTTCAATCGGTAGCAGCTGCTCGTGTTCGCAATGAATTTGAAGACGATAAGTGAGTCTTCACTTAATACTATGTTGCCGTAGCTTTTCAGGGTGCCCCATGCAGCGTTACTTCTGGTGTACGTGGTCAAATCGTTGATGAGGTTCTGTTCACTGGCCAACTGACGGACTTGTTCAGTGTAAACCATTTTTAACTACCAAACCTGATTCTTTTATGCGTTGACGAACCGCTAACGCTGCTGGGTTCGACAAGCACGTTCTTGAGCATGTCCGTCATTTTGGCGATAGCGTAGTCTGCAGTTCGGTTGTCAAGTGTACCTTGAACGGTAATTAAGGGACCGTGAATGGTTATGTTGTTGCCGAGTCCTCCCTTGGATAAGGGAATGACTGCTTCGGGTCCTGCTTCACCTACCCACGTTAATGTAGGTCGAGTGACGATGCCGCCGTGTTGCAAGTGTCCTCCGACATTGGGGTTCTGGTTGCTTGGTGTGCCTCCTCCTCCCAAAAACCCTGTAACTGCTCCTACAATGGCGCCGATCACATCTGCAATAGGTTTGATCACGTTATTCCAAACCCATGCGAGCGCGTCGAAAACAGGTTTCAAGATGTTATTGTAAGCCCAGCTTATCCCATTGCTTAATGTGTTCCATGCTGTAAGCAAAGTCCCACTAAGGAAGTTCCCGAGAGGCACCAGAACACTGTCCCAGAGCCATTTCAGGGCGCCATACACGGAGTTGATGGCAACGCTTAGGGCTCCTCCCAGCACGTTTGCAATTGCGTTTACGGCGTTTCTGAAGGGCTCGCAGTTTTGGTAGGCCCAGATCAATCCTGCAACAAGAGCAGCGATTCCAGCAACAACCAAGATAATGGGGTTTGCAGCGAGAAAAGACATGGCGCCACTGATACCTTCGGTTACAGCGGTCCACCCTTTCGTTAAGGTTGAAACGCTTGTGATCATGGTGATGAGACTTGGAATGACTGTGACTGCCGCGCTCATCATTGCTTGATTTACATTGCCTTGTGCGAGCTCGGCTCTTGAACATGCAACCTCATATCGCTCCTGCGCCAGTTTCAAATCGCCAGCGGCTATAGCTGCTGCTTCGCTGTCAATGCCGGACTTTTCGACGGTAGCGTTATATTTTCTCTGAGCATCTTCAACAGCGTTCGCAGTGGTTTTCACAGCCAAGTTTGCCCTGTCAAGAGCTACCTGCGCGGTTTGAACTCTGTCGATTGAGTTGTAAAGAGCGAGGCCACTCGTGGCCACATTATTGAATGCTAGGGCGACTTCTTTGCTGCTCTTCTCCACTTTGTTGTTTGCATCTTTCACTTTGTTGAAGCTAGTGTCAGCTGTCGCAGCTACGCCTTTGATGGTGCCGCTTGCCTGGTCAACTGCTTTCAAGAGAATATTGATGTTTGTGGTCAATTCAATGTTTCCTGCTTATTTGCTTGTACCACCAGTTTGCCCAGGAAACCAGAAACTGAAGCTGAAAAGGACTTAAAGACGCAATGTAATCCAGTGTATAGCCGTATTCGTGTGCGATTAGGCCGAGGATTTGGGCATCTTGGTTTTGGCTGACCCAGCCTTCAATGTCTGAGGGAGATAGAAAAAATTTTCAGGGCTCGCAATCAATTCACAGAGACGCGTGAGCTCTTCAGCTGGAAAATCATCCAGGTCCTTTTCGCTCTTCAACTCGGGATATGCTTTGTGCAAGAGCAGAAAGATCATTTTGCGCGTGCGTTCCCATTCATCAGAGATTTTATTGAGCTCCCAGAGGTCTTTCGCTGGCAATGTCGTGTATTTTACCTCTCCCAGAACTGGGTCTTTGATGGTTCTGATTTCTCTGGCCTTTTCCAGGATCCGTCTTGGATCGAATTTCTTGGCTATCTCTCGCTCCGCCGCCTCTTCTTTTTCGAACAGTTCCCTGCCAACTTCTGCAGGGCTCTTCTTAGGCATGCCTAGAGCTCCTAGTAGGTTCCGATAGTCAAGCTTGCTGCTTCGCCCGAGCCATCCTCGATGACAATGCCACTTTGCTCGTCGTGGAATCCGTGATGAAAGATGATAGCGTTGCTCAACGTGTATTTCGGTTGACCAGTCGGTGTGGAGTTTGCAGGACCCAACAGAATCGTTATTTTCGTGCCTGCAAGAACCAGAGCCGCGTATGTCGTGTCAATGAACATCTTTTGAAAACTGAATTTGAAGGTTTTGTTGCCGCTTTCAAGGACACATGGAACATCGCTGCCAAACTTGTAGTCCTTGATCACT